CACACAAGCTGCCGGCGAGCAGGTTGTTGTAATTCCTGAGTTCGATTATCTTGTTCTTAGGTATGGATGGGAATCAGAAGACGGCTCCGATTTTGATACTGCAACCGGTTTCACCAATACAGGCATCTCAGATGTAGATAATAAATACGTTGGATGGAGTAAGCAGTGGGCTACTACCCAACAACAGGTAGGTGATTACCTTGTTTATGGTGGTGATAACATGCAGTCCGGTCTTGAAGGTGCGCTTATTAAGATGAAGACCTTGCTATCAGCGCCTGGAATGGACGAGTCGGAACCTAATATCAATGCTGATATCTATGGTAATTGGTATGGAAATAGAGGGCGAGGAAATGTTGTTGTGTCTTTTACAGCCTACCTTGGGGGAGAGATGGTTAAACAAGGATTTAATTTCATTAATGAAGGAGGTACGGAAGTTTACTCCGACAGCATCACTACTAACGTTTCGGCTCATGGTGAAACCAATTACCAAAATATAAAAGGTTTGTACACTAAGATGGGTACGATGGTTTATAATAAGGAAAAGCGTGATTGTGTTATTGTTATAGGTCAAGGTGATGGAAGGTCTTTGGGATAAATACAATAGGATTAAGGAGGTGTTTTACCGGGATTTTGTTTATGATTCCAGCTACACAGAGCAGGCCTCGTGCATCCCACTGTCGTCGGTGAAGAACGGGGCAGGCTGGGTCGGCGACGGAACTATCAACCTGGCTCATTATCTCCAGTTTATATACACGGAAATGGTTCTTGGCAGCAAGACAGAAGATGATGTGCGTAATTCCATATTGGTACTTACCCGTCTTGCCGATACTACTTATGATCTATTTTTTAATAACAACAAAGGTATTTATTTCAAATTCGAAAAAGGATTTTTCTTAAGAGACGATATCCATAGCGAAGACGCAAGCAAATTCGGTCTTTCCAAAATAAGTTCAGGGTACACTAATGGTATAGAGTTGAAAGACGAAGATCCATGCCTCTCGCCATTTACTTCACAAGATCAGATTTGGAATCTGGCTCCGATATTAGCTTTCTTATCAGAAAAAGGATTTGAAGAAGCCAGGCAAGCAGGATACGATATTTTTGAGTACGTTATTAGAAACAGACACAAGATATACAATCCTTATTACAGCGCCTTGCTTCATCATTGGACATTTCTTCCTGATATGGACACCGATAAGGTTAAGCCGTGGGATAGGGTTAGTAATCGTAACAAGAATCTTAAATACAAAGTTAAGGTTAAGAGAGGAGCTAATAACTGGTATTTTTCTGGAGGTTTTAGATGGGCTTTTAAGAAGTTTGGAGGCAAGTGTAGTACATTCTGGCATTGCCTATGGTATAAGCCATTTATATTCTTAGCAGATAGAGTATATCATCCATACATATGTAAATGGTTTGGTATTAAAGTTAAAAACAATTCTTATTATTGTCTTGGATCCACAAATGAAAAATCATGGTACGGTCCTAAGTTCAGAAAGAGGCTGGTTAGTAAATTTAATAAGTCTTTGGAAGGTGGAGAATTGTTTATGCCGCATCTTGTTTTTCTTAAAGAGTGTGAAGATGTTGATGAAAGTAAGTTAAGGTCTTATCTTGAAAAATGGGAATGGGATGGAGTTAATTCTCCTATTGAGTTTTTGATTTTGTGCAACTGGTATAAAATTATTTTTTTTTGACAATGAAAATATTTTATAATTCAAAAATAGCTAAGTTGTTTACGTTCATTGACGGCTATAAAACAATTATGCTGTTTGGAGCCGTATTTACCGAACGTGATGCTATATCATTGAAGGCCGAATATCATGAAGAGGCGCATTGTAATCAGTATCATACAATGTTTTGTTTTGGTATGTTTATATCGTTGCTTACAATAGGATTGTGTCTCTTATTCGGTAATGCAGGGTGGTGGATGCTGTGGCTGTCTCTTATTCCGATATTTTTATACTATTCATGGTATTTAATTGAGTACCTGATTAGGTTGTGCATATATCGCAATCACGATAAGGCATATCACAATATCGTATTTGAAAGAGAGGCTTTCGACTTAGAAAAGTATTGGAATAAGCATGATGTTTTGAGGAAGGAGTCGAAAGGATTTAGCTTCTTGAAATATTACGGGAAGGAGTATTATCATGAGTAGGAGAAGATATTTTGAGGAACAGAGATCTGGTAATGGAGCTATTTATCATTGTGTTGAAATCGATACCGATCATGATAATCGTTTTGAGGTACTTGATTTAATGAGTAAAGATGAATCAGATACAATTAGCCCAGATAAGGTGAATAATGTCTTGAATCAGCTTAGGCAAGGATCATGTTTTAACATTCATACTCAGAGTACAGTTTCTTTTGAGGTTATAGAAAAGAGAAGTAATGCTATATTTATCAAATTTAATCCAACTCCTGCTCCAAGTGAACAACATGGCATTATATATAGGTTTCAGATAAACAATAAAAAATATGTTTTTATGTTTTCTAACAATTATGACGGCAAGAGTGACCTTATACAAAACGCAGATGAGGATGTTGATTGTATGACATACGCGCAGGATACCAGTCTTTATTCTAATGATTCTTTCTTTGTATTTGTTTGATTATGTATGTTAAATATAATTATATGATTTACAGTAAGTTATTATATATAGGGGGGGGGGTAATCCTTAGTATGTTATGAGACGTCGTTTATTGCAAAAAAATAGGGAACTTGAAGACTTTATCATAAGGTTTTATCCGGCAGGAAATTATACATGGACGGTTCCATCTGGATGTAGGGAGGTTGATGTGTTTCTTGTCGGTGGTGGATGCGGAGGCAATAGAGGATATTCAGATACAGGAGGAGCTGGAGGATATACAAAAACCTTTAAAAAAGATACATCCGGATGGAGAGATGGTGATGCTATCCCTGTTATACCGGGTCAGTCAATTTCAATAAGAGTTGGCAAAGGAAGTAGTAGAAGTTCTAATAGTACTCCACCTAATGATGGCGGATACTCGCAATTTCTAAACTCGAATTATAGAGCTTATGGAGGGAGTATGGATGGATACGAAAATGGTCCATGGCGTTCAGATGGCGGTTCAGGTAGCGGTGGAGGAGGTTCTATAGGAGGTAATGGCGGTTCGGATGGTGGTAATGGATCAAACGGCAGCGCTCATGAAGGAGGTATAGGACAAGGTCATACGACTCGAGATTTTGGGGAATCTTCAGGTAAACGGAATGCTGCTGGTGGTGGAGGTGGTGGAGGTGAAATATATGGAAAAGCAGGAGTATCTGACTATGAAGAAGGTAAAGGAAGTGGAGTAAATGGTGGCGGTGGTTATGGTGGCGGTGGTGGATCAGAAGGTGACGGTGGTGATGGTACTGTTTTGATTAGGGGTAGAAGATATAAATCGTAAGTAGATGTTATGAGACGAAGATTTGAAAATGTTAATATGGTGATGGGTAATTGTTTCTCTCCTGTAATGGAAGGGAGTCAATTTAAATGGAATAATATTGTAGTTAATAGTCCAGTATATATAACTCCAATAAGAAGAAAGAAATTCAAGATAAGTTTTGGAGAATTTGATTTATCCAAGGTTTTGTCTAATGTATCATCTAATTGTGATATTATAATAAGAGATAAATCTGCATATACATTTCTATTGTTACTTCTGTCTGCTGATCATTCTAAATGCAGTTTGTTTAATAATCATCTAACAGTTAATACCCAGGATTTACCAAGATATATTTTTTACATTGATTCCGAACATGAGGAACTGTATTCATACAAAGACGGGGTTTTAGAAAGTAATGTGACGATAATGGATCCAGTTGATAATTATTTCTATAATTATATTGATATTCAAATAAGAAATTTCAATGATAATCCTATCCCCGATTTTTATGTAGGTGTGGTCGATAAAGTAGGAGACTGAAAATGTATTTCTTTTCTTCACCTACTTTAGAAATCCATGATTAAATCTCTTTTGCTATCTTTGTGACAAACAGTTATAAAATGGCAGCAGAAGATAACAGAAACATAGCGGTTCCTCAAACAGGTATGAACCGAGATCTGCATCCGTCGAGTCTTACGGATCAGCATTATACGTTTGCCTTGAATGCCAACATCGAATCCGAGGATGGTAATGTTGGGATGAGATCTAACGAGCACAGTAATCTTAAATGCATTGATTTCGATGGGTTTAAGGTTATTGGTTACAAGAATGATCTTACTTCGGGCAATATCTATTTTTTTATAACAAATCCTGAAACAGGCGTATCTAAGATAACTTATTTCAAGCCTGAATCCGATACAAGTATCTTATCCGATTCCGATATAGAATCTATGGTAGAAGGATCGGAGTCGTTGTGTTCTGGCATGAAGACCTTGCTGGAAGACAACGAGCAAGATCCGTGCCTTAAGTTCTCTATCTATCATCCTATAAAAACCATAGAAATAAAGACAGAGAAATGTGGGAAATGTATTTACTGGACTGACGATTATAATCCTCCCAGGTATGTTATTGTAGACAAGGCTCTGACGGCGGATGATGAAGGAGATATTTGGTATCATTATCATGGGTATAAGATATGCGATAAAGAATATGATAGAGACAAATTCATGCAGGAGAATGGTTGTTTTCTGGCATGTGAGAAACTTAGGGTGTTTCCGCTACTGGACCAGCCATGCGTGGAGCCGGTACAGATAGAGTACGGGGGCAGCCTACGTGCCGGCGTGTATCAGTTTGCTGTGGCCTTGTGCGATGAATTTGGCAACGAGAAAACTAACTATACTTCATTAACTAACCCTGTTCATGTATTTGACGAACAATATATTAGGATAAATGATGGTAAATGGGGAGAAAGAACTAATCTTGGTATAAGGCTTAAGGTGTCTAATTTGGATAGGCAAGTCAGCCATTACAAGGTGGCTGTTATTCAGAATACTGTAGGATACAATGGGGAAACGCAGCCGGTAGTTGATTATTTTATAGAAGGTATTCATCCTATTACAGAGAAGACCATATACTATTATTCTGACCTTAATAATAAAAGAACCACATTTGAGCATATTTCCTTGAAAAGGGCTGTGTACAACACATCAAGAGGAATAGTGTCAGTCGGAAACCGTCTTCTTCAATATGGTCTTACGGCGGAAAAAGAATGGAATTTACAGCCTGTAGTTTCTCTTATGGGGCATTTTCTAAAATGGCAGGCATCGGTAGCCCACGAAGATCTATATAAGGATGGTAACGCTTGTTCGCTGTATGTAGGGTATATGAGAAATGAAGTGTATCCGTTTTCTATCTCGTTTAAGACATCCACCGGATATAAAACTCCAGCATTTGTTCTTATTCCACCTCCTTCTGATAAGGCAAGAGAAGAAATGAACAAAGACAGTATCCCATACCAGTCTATAAATGCATATGCTCCGGATTGTTCAGGAGTGGAAAGGAAATATGTATGGCAGTATAGCAATACGGCAGGAGATGGGATATTAATTGACGATGCGGTTGTTATAGATGAAGAACAAAAAGAATGTAATAATCCTGCTACCGTAGGTCAAACTGTTATAGTGGAAAGCAATTTCGCTACTTTTAAAGGGAAATCAAGATTTATTATCGATTATGATGATATTGTAGGAACCCCTATAAATTATTTGTCTGAAAATATAGGTCTTGTAGCTTGTAACAATAAGGAGAATGGAGACAATGAAAGACAGATATGCGATATAGCTACCAAATACAGAGAAGACGGAACACAGGATTATATGGAACCAATTGATCATATTGGGTTGCCAGAAATGGAAGGAGACTGCGAAGTTCCCCATCGTCAAGAATCTATATTGTCTGCTCCAGTTCCTTTAATAACTGGTATTGTAGAGGACTATATATATAAAGAATTAGAAGACATGGAGCACGTGTCTACCGACTATTTATATACAACCGGAGGTGAGAACCAGAATAAGTATTCTGTTCTATTCAATTACGATACAATGGATTCTTTGTCTGAATGGATGGATGAAGCATTTTTTGGTGATAACGCAGGTAAGATATCCGGCGATGGCGAACGGCATCTTTGTTCTGAGTTCTATCCGTATTTACAACCAGGGAGTATATTAAAGACCGTATCTGATGCTATATACATTCTTGATACAATGCCTTGTACATGTGGTTGTTATATTGAAAATTATTGTTCTGATCCTACTGTTTCAAGGTCCGATTATAATAACTTTCAAAACAACAATTACATCCTTGGAGGATATATTTTACATATAGATGGGTGGAGTCAAGAGATAAATGGAAAAGGTAATTGGAGGGCTGGCAGATCAACGAGTACGGTAATAAATGATCAATACCGATCAAAGAACGGACCTAAATATTGCATTGAACAGTTCTGGCCTGATGCGTCCAAGAAGCTTCAGGATATGATATACAAAAATTCGGACACTGGCATACCTGAAACCGATTGGGAATTTGAGGGATATGTAAATAATGCTACATTCGAAAATCCTACTGGAGATAAACTTAATATAGGATTTGCTTCTGAGTTTGTAGTTCGCAAGTTTGTAAGGAATGTAATGACCAATGCCAGGTTTATTAGAATCAATAGGCCGGAGGAATGGGATATAGAAGGATATAAGGAAGAAAATAAGGTCCTTTATCTTGAAGCCCTTGGAAAGATAGATGGTATAATGGATGCTGTGTCTACCAATTACGTTCGTGTTTCTTTTTGGAAGGATATAGAGACATGGAATCCACTTGGCACAATACCGGTAGATTTCGATAGGCCTGAACATGCTTCAGGACATTCGGTTATTATTAATATAGCAAGACCTGCATGGGGAACTATAGATGATAAATTCTTTAAAGAAACGATAAAGCAAAATTATTTTTATGTAACAATAGAATCGCCGGTTGTAGCTGTTCCTTGGATAATGACATTCAGGCAAATACAATTCTGTGAATATAAGAATAAGGATACTCCAGACGAGGAGGAGGAACCAAGCAAGAAGCCGTCTCGTGCTATTTTAGGCGTTTCTTTTGCTACAGGTAAAACTATATATCCGTATATTTTTGGTATAAGAGAAAAGGAGGTAAATAAGATTGATTTGTCTGTGGATTCTATAACACTTAGATCAACTGTCTTATTTGCATCAAAATGTCAGACATGTGGAGATAGGCCCATCAATTGCAAGCCTCGTCCTTATAAATACGGGGATTTTGCATATTGGGAATCATCTGAGAAATATCCTGCTAATTTTGAACTTTATGATAGTAGCAGGATGAAAATAGACACAGGCAGATCTTATGATGATCCAAAAAAAACAGAAGCTTATTCTAATATTATGAATAAGTTAACAGAATATTATGGTGCTCCTTTATCAGACAAAAATGGATTATCTTATTTCAAGGGTCATTCTTATGGAGGGATAGATACTTCTACCATATTTTGTCAACAACCTATACGTCATTACCGGTTTCCAGATAATAAGCATATACCATTCATGAACAGTGATGAACGTGGATATGACATAGCTTCTGAAATATATCCGGTAGGTATTATGGTAGATGAGAACACCATACAAGTGTTTTTGGATTTTGCAGTGGATTCTGGTTTGATTACGCAACAACAAAGAAATACGATTGTAGGATATGAACTGTATCGTGGAGATAGGAGACTAAATAGGTCGGTTGTGGCTTCAGGATTAGCCTATGATATGCTTAGATACATAGGAGACGATGGTAATGTGAATATCTATCCTAATTACCCATATAATGACCTGTCACAAGATCAATATAATTATACGTCTGGCAAAAGAGACGAGTTTATATCCCATCCTTTCGACAAAGGAGGAAACGTGTGGTATTCATTCTGTTCACCTGATATTTATTTCAACAAGCCAGAACTTCCAAATGAAGTATGTATAGACGGGTTTCAAAGAGGAATGTCTGTGGGCAGTTTCGTACCTGTAGAAGATCATCCAAAATGGACTATCTTAGGTCCTGCCGCATACACGATGGCTGCGTCGCTTGCCGCAGTTGAATCAAGTGCTACAATAGCAGCTATGATAGCAGAAGAGCTTCAGATAAGGGCGCAGTCTGGATACATAGGAGGGTCGGCCGGTCTTACCGGAGGAGGATTCCTGACTAATTTAAGCGTGGCCATGCTGTTTTCTTCAATGGTGTCAACCATCAGTCAGACTCTTGCTAAAGGCCCGATATTGTACGGTAAGTACCGTTATGATTGGCTTAATACGTTTATAAACAATGGACCAAGACGTAATCATGCATGGTATTATACTTCTGTGGGATTATATAATTCAATGATAGGCATAACAGATCAGGATAAGTATGAACGAAATTTTGCCCGTGGTTTATCTTCTGTTAAGTACATTAAGTCTGGCGTATATCCGATGATGGATGCCAGTATGTCTTCTAAATGGGGAACCGGTAGAAATGATAATGAGGGACGTTTCTTATTCGTTAATAATATAGATCGTGAATCTTCGTTATTTTTATCATTTGGTGATCCAGGTGAAAAAGGAGATGGTAAATCGAAATATTTATTGGAATATCCGAACTATGTTTACAATTACGACAGTAGCCGCATAGATGATTCGGTTATTGCTGGAAGTGATGTTGTAGCAGGAAGAACATTCGAGCAATCCAAAACAGTATCGTACATCTGTTCTCCGTATATGAGACTTATGCGATATAGGCCGGATCAATATGGACAGATAGAAGATATAAAATGGATTTCCATAGGTGGATGTGGCTTTTTCACTAATGAAAAGAAACTGATGTTCGGTGGCGATACGGTAATAACAAGATTCTCATTAAAAAGAAAATTCCCTGTTTTTTATAATAGCGCTTTTGGTATTGGAGACATGATACCATTCCCATACATGGATTACAGAAATGTAGGGTATCCAAGATATTTTGTTAATTATGATACTGGAGAAGACGCTCTTGAGACAATAGATAACGAACGTTTCAATAGCTGGACATCATCTAATAAAGGAAGATACGCTTTTTATCCAAACAGGAAGAGCTTATACGAATTAAATGGTGACACATCCGACAGGTACGTTAATGGAAGATTTTATACATGGTTCTATGGCATTCCTCAGTTCCTTGTAGAGTCTGAAATAAATTGTAATTTCAGATTAGAGGGACCTCAGCCTCATGAACTATTCTACCCAAAAGTAGGAGATTTCGTTTGGTGGACACAAGAAAAGAACGTGTCTATCCATAGGGATAATGATTACAAGATAAGTCCTATCTATTCGTCGAGGATGACACTAACACCAAATGTATTGCCGGCAACATACGAACGACGTTTTTATGATTGTGCTTACCAACGTCCTAATGGTGTTATATGGAGTAGGGCTGATGTATCTGAAAACAGTCAAACAGATCCGTGGCTGACGTACAAGCCTATGGACTATCATGAGTTTCCAACCAGCAACGGGAAGCTTATTCACATGAAGCGTATCGAGTCTAATCAGATTCTTGTCAGGTTCGAGGACCAGGTTTCACTCCATAACGCCATAGACGTAATCAAGGAGCGCACCTCCCCAGGGCAGGCTGAGATGGGCACCGGCGGTCTGTTCGCGTCCCGGCCTCTGGAGTACAACACGACCGACCTCGGTTATTCTGGAACCCAGAGCACTGAAATAATTAGTTCAGAGTTTGGTCATTTCTGGGTAGATACTAAAAGAGCACAGGTGTTTATGACCGACCCGAACGGACGTAATCTTAAGGAACTTAGTGTAGGTGTCAGACATTGGCTTAAGCGTCATCTTCCGTTTAAGATTCTTAGATACGGAATAACTAATATCTTAACCGGTACAGAGATGACAGAAGAAGATACAGACAATAAATTTATCGGTCTTGGTCTGTCTCTTGGATGGGATAACAGGTATAAGAGGGTACTTATCACGAAAAAAGATTATATACCTGTTAAGAACCCGGCATATTATAAATATGATGGTGGAAGGTTCTTATACAATGAAACAGAGGTGCTGTCAAACGATAAGGAAATATCTTTAAAGGATGAACAATATTTCAAGGACGTGTCGTTCACTAT